ATGAATGTGTCGATGAGTTATCAAGCCAGTAATGGAACAAATAATGAAGCAAGTAATGGAACAAATAATGAAGCGAGTAATGATACGAACCAGGATGCTAGCAATGAACAAGGAAGACGATTCAGCAATAGTGCTGGGGATACCAGTCTCAGTACACGTATCAAAAAGACGTTAAAGCATAAGCTGGTCGCCCTTGTGCCTGCGTGGGTAGGACGGGTGCAGGATGTTCCTGCTTCGGGGGAAGTGCTGTCAGGTCCGTGTGCCGTACTTTCTTTTGCCGAAGAAGTGCCCAAGTCTGCATGGGCAGGGTACCGCCGCATCATCAAAATTTCGCCATATGCCCGATCAGAGGACGGTGGAGCAGAGCAGGTGGAGGTCTGGTCGGCTGACTTGATCACAGGTCTGCATCAGGTACGTCTGGAGGATGGAGAAGGCGGGGCCTTTACCTGCATCTATCTGGGCTCCACAGACAGCGAACGTAGGGAAACCGAATCTGGGCTGGTTACGCGCAGCTTGCGTTTTGGCGTGTATGTTCCTGAACCTCAACGTGCTGCTGAATATGCTGATGCTGCGGGAGAACCTTGGCTTGCCGCCCTGAGAGAGTGGACAGCAGAGGAATTAGGCCCGGACTGGTCTGTATATACGGCTTGCTGGCCCGGAGGATACACAATGCCATCCGTGTTATGGCGCTTGACCGGGTACAGTACTGCGGTTGCGGGCACCTCGGCACTTGAAGTACGCAAACAGTGGGTCGGGCATGTTCTCACGGGTCACACAGGTCTGACCGATCAGACGGTAGGCCGTTTGGTCGAGCAGTTGGCACTTCAATCACGGCTTGCCATAACTCCGGCGGTCGAGCAAAGTAGCGGAGCTAACACAAGGGATGAAGGCAATACTCGTTATGTGACGGTAGATGAGGTGACAGCGGATGTGCAGGCAGATGCGTATTTGAACGGTCAGATCCGACTGACATTGTCGCAGCGGATTCGTCGTCCGATGACGACTTCACCGCTTATGCGAGAGATTCACCATAACAAGGAGATTCAGTAACAGGAATGCGAGAGAGGCTGCTATATACGTTTTGCGAGTGGCTTCAGATTGTGTTGATTAGAAATTTCATAGATTTACAGGATCAAAAATTCATAGGTCAACAATAGTGTGTCTTTGAAGTTAACCAACGAGGTGAGAAGCAGATGCCAGGCTCGGTGAAAAAAAAGCTGACAGTTCTCCCGCAATATACGCGGGCTGAACTGATGAATCATTCGGAAGCCCTCTTTGCCGTCAAGGCAGAGGTGCTGGCTGGTGCGCTGCACGAAGCGGCGCAGCAGACGTTTTCCATTGCAGAAGCACAGATCAGAATCAATCAATTTTTGAAAGCGAAGGTGAAGGAATAATGGCAGGTGGAACTTGGGAGCAAACGAATCGTCCGGTCCTTCCGGGCTTATATATGAATTTTCAGGCGGCAGCATCGTCGGCTATTCAGGCGGGTAGTCGCGGCACGGTTGTTGTGCCGGTGAAGGCGAACTGGGGCCCGGTGGGCACGTTTGTGGAAGTAGGCAGTGAAGCAGCGATTGAGCGTACGTTTGCGGCAAGTGCGCTGGACAATGGTACGGCATATACGTCGCTCAAGCTGGCTTTGCTGGGTGGGCCGAAGAAGCTGCTCGCTTATCGGGTAACGAGTTCATCCGCTAAAGCAGCAACGTTGACGTTGAAGGACAGCGACGGAGCTGATGTGGTACAGCTCGATGCGAAGTATCCGGGTGACCGCGCGAACGGGTTCTACGTGACGATCCAGCCTGGCGTACTGGATAACACGAAATTTGAAGTGCGTCTATTCGAAGGCAATCGCATGCTGTATGCGCTCCTGACGGCAGATGTTACGGCAGCGGCTCTTGCCAAAGAGATTAACGCCGACGAGCAAAACCTCTGGATTACCGCACAGGCGATTGGAGACGGTGCAGGTAAGGTTGCGAACGTATCGGGTGCAGCATTCAAAGGCGGCGCAAGTGGCAATGATGCACTGACCAATGCGGAATATATTGCTTTGCAGGGCGCGCTTGAAGGGGAACAGTTCGATGTGCTGGCCCTGGATCATGCGGCGGATGCGGCACTGCTTGCCAGCTTTGCGGCATGGGTGAAGCGGGTCCGTAATGAAGGCAAGCCCGTGATGGCGGTGTTCGGCGGCTCCGCAGCGGACGATACTTCCGCTACGGCAGCTCAGAAGGCGGCGGCACGTTCACTTACACTGAACCATGAAGGTGTGATTAATGTCGGTACAGGCGTACGCTTGGGGGATGCTTTCTATAGCTCTGCGCAGACTTCTGCCTATGTGGCGGGTCTTATTGCCGGACAACGTCTGAATGAATCCACAACCTATGCGGCCACACCGTTTGACGATGTGACACGCCGCTGGACGCGTGCGGAGCAGGAGCAGGCCGTGCAGAACGGCGTATTTATTTTCTTCCACGACGGTCGCCGGGTCAAGGCACTTCGGGGTGTGAATACACTGGTTACGCCAGCTGCCGGACAGAATAATGCATGGAAAAAAATCCGTTCCATCCGCGTAATGGACGCGATTAATACGGACCTGCAGCGCTCCGCAGAGGATACGTATATCGGGAAAGTGAACAATACCGAGGAAGGTCGTCAGGCACTGATTGGTGCGATGAAGGCCTATTTGGCGTTGCTGGCACAGAGCAATGTCATTGAAGCCGAAGGCTATGACGTTGTTCTGGACCCTGCATACTACGGCGCTTCACCTGTGCTTAAACCGGAAGCGGATCAGGTATTCCTGCAATGGAATGTGAAGCTGACGGATGTGATGGAGCAGCTGTTTGGTACGTTTTACGTGCAATAAGGAGATGGCCTGGAAGTAGAAGCAGGCGAGTAGATTCAGGCAGCTTTATAAAATGAAATATCTCATGTTGAGCGGTTGCGCTCAATCATCATAAGGAGGAAATATACATGTTGGATGCATCAAGAGTCATTCTCGGTACCCACGGTCAGCTGCATATCGACGGAGTGTGGCAGACGAACATTAACAAGCTGGAGGCCAGCGTTGAGATTGAGAAGCGTGAGCTGAATCTGGTCGGCAACGACTGGAAGGTTCACAAAAACGGTGCTAAAAAAGGCACAGGCACAATGACCGGTTACAAGGTAACGTCGGATATGATCCAGCGTGGGTTCACCAAATTTCAGATTATCTCCAAGCTGGATGACCCGGAATCATACGGACATGAAAGCGTGCTGCTGAAGGGCTGTATGGTGGATAAAATCCAGCTGGCGAACTGGACGGCAGGCGAGGAAGTGCCGGAGGAGACCGGGTTTACGTTTGAAGGCTTTGAATTGCTGAATCCGATTGTGGCGAATTAAGTGTTGTGAACCGATGTTGAGCTTGTTAAAAGCAAGCAAGGACATTGAACTAGGCCGAGAATCTCTCGGTCTTTTTGGTGTCTTTAAATGTTGGTGACAACCGGGGAAACACAGGCAAACGCGGAAGCAGACGACAGAAGAAAATACAGGAAAACCAAAGGAGATTACGACCGATGAGTATGAACGAAAATATGTCCGAGGAACAGATTCTGGATCAATTGTTTGAAGCGGCAGAACGCCTGCCGGAAGAAAATGTGCGCATTCAGCGCCTGGACCTGCTGCTTACGCTGCGTGGGCTTACATCCTCCAAAGTCGATCAGATTCGCGAGCGCTGTACGATTCGCAAGACCACAAAGGGCCGCACTGAGGAAAAGGTGGATACCGAAACGTTTAATGCGCTCCTGATTTCCGAGGCCACGGTAAAAATGAATGTCCGCGGACTGGAACTGTCCGGCTGGGGAGACAGCCGGATCACGGGCCGGATGAAGCTGTCGGGTGGAGAACAGGCGGTTCGCCGTATGCTTCTGGCGGGTGAGCTGGATGCTGTGGGCGATAAAGTGTTGGAGCTGTCCGGCTTCGGTGTGGAGATTGAAGACCTAAAAAACTGATTCACTCCGGCGGGATGACCACGTTCCTGTACCACATGTGGGTGCGTCATCATCTTCGTCCCGGAGAGTTCTGGTCTTTGCCGCGAGGGGAACGCTCGCTGCTGCTTGCTTTTTCGGAAGAGGAGATGGCAGCGCTAAGCGCCCAGATGAATCGTTAATTCAAACAGGCAGGAGGTGAATAACATGGCAGAAATGATTATCGGTTTATCCCAATCGAATACACAAATGAAGACCACCCTTCGTTATCTGGATCAGATTCAGCGGTCTACGGATCGTTTAAACCGGGTTCGTTATCAGGGCCTGATCAAAGTGAATAATGAGCTGAGAACAACCGGGCGTAGATTGGAAAATATCTATAGCACCGCTGTAAGGTTGAGCCGTTTGCACATCACACCGAGAATCGGATTGGATGACCAGCTAAGCCCGGCACTGGATCGCGCACTGACCAAGCTGAACAGCTTCCGCAATCAATTGGTGAAGGCGTCCGGCACGGTATCTGTGGAGGTGAAGCAGAAGGTTGAAGTGGCGATGGGGAAAATGACTCCGGCGAGTGCCTCTTCCATGTCCGTTGTGATTGGGAGTCATAATACAAATACAACGATAAATAATGTGGCTAAAGAAGATGATAATGGTCTCTTGGAAGAGATCGACACATGGTTGAATCTTGCTAACAATGCTACTGATATCGGAATGAAAATTAAAGGAGTATGGTCTGCTCTTAAAAATAAAAAAAACAAAGCCGCCAATCCAAGCGCAAGTACAGAAGTGGCAGAGAATAAGAACAGAAACCGCCCGATTCGCTCGTCCTCAAGCTCAGGAGGAGAAACGAAACGGAGTGCACCTAGCCGAAGATCAGCTGGTGGAAGAGGAAGAAGAGGGGGGATTTCCAGAGCATCCACTCCTGAATCTGCGCCGACCCCGAAGATTACTACAGATACGTCAGACCGAGCATTCAGAGAATCCCTGGATATGGATCGAAACCGAAGATTCGGGAGTGGAAAAAATTCCAAACTAATATCAGGCATCATGTCTTCTTCACCCATGGGCATGTCCAACCTTTTCTCGGGTGATGGCATGATGGGTAAAATAGGCGGAGGCTTTGCCAAAGGGGCCAAGAGATTGCTTGGTCCGATCAGCATGCTGGCGGATGTGGCTAACATCGCAAATGCACCTGCCGAGGAAAGAGGCCGGGCCGTTGGTTCGATGATTGGCGGAACTGCCGGTACGGCGATTGGCAGCGCGATTGGTAGTTTTATTTTGCCAGGAATCGGTACTTATATTGGTGGTGCAGTTGGAGGCTGGGCTGGTGGTGAAGTGGGAGGCTGGATTGGAGATAAAGCGAAGGATATCGGAAGCTTTGTATCCAATGCATCGGAAGGATTAGGTAACGCGTTATCGGGTGCTGCTGATTTTGTCTCTGAGAAAACAAAGAGTCTCACCGAAGGCATCTCCAATTTCTTCGGCTTTGGTTCGAATAAAGAAGAACAGACGGCTCCGGCTGCAACAGTCGCTGCATCACCTTCCGTACCTGCAGCACCGCAAATGCCGCCGCCATACAGGCCAGCCGCTCTGTCGATTACCGGGCCCGAAGCTTACATGAACAATCGACTTGGCTCATCCACCTCAGCGGGTCTTACAGGCACAAGCATGATGCAGTCCCAGGCTATGACGCTGAATAACAATGCTCAGTCCAATGGCAAAGCATCTCCGATGACAGTGCATATTTCGGAAGAGCAGATGAGCAGTCTGTCGGGTTACCTCAAGGATTTCAAAACCGAAACGACCAACCAGATCGCAGTGAATATCGCGCCAGGTACGGTACAGGTGACGGTGCGCGAGAACGCCATTGATTATGATGCTGTGAGCCATCAGGTGGGGCAGCGGATTAGCAACGAGTTCCGCAAAGCAATGCAAAATCGCAAAACGATTATGGCCTAAGCAGAAAGGAGGCCGCAAAGATGTCTGTACTTAAAGATGAAGCAGGACCTAACGAAATGACATTTACATTGAAAGACGGCAGCACTTCATTTCAATTCCCGGTGAACCCGGAAGAGGTCAATATCTCCAGATCAAAGGGCTACGAAACGATCCAGATGCTGGAGCATGGCGAGTTTGATTTTGCGCAGGGAGAGAAGGTGAAGGAGATCACCTTTTCTTCTTTTTTTCCTAAAGAGTATGACGAGTCCTATTGTATGGTATCCCCGGTTCCCGATCCGCGCGTAGCCATGAACATTCTGAACACCTTTCTTATCTCGAAAAAGCCGCTGCGTTTCATCATTTCGGGAACCGGCGTGAATGTACCCGTGTTTCTCGTTTCGCTGAATTCGAGCTTTCGCGGCGGGGAGACGGGCGATATCTCTTTCGACCTGACGCTGCGAACCTGGCGGGATTCCAAGGTAGAGAAGGTGGGTTCGGGTGCTGCGGCGAGCAAGTCTGGTTCACGTACGGATCTGAAAAAAACGAGCAAGACCTACACCGTCAAAGCCGGGGATTCTCTGTCCAAAATAGCCAAGCTTGAGCTTGGAAACAGTTCCAAATGGAACGAAATTTACAAGCTTAACGCCAAAATCATCGGCAGTGATCCGAATCGGATCAAGCCGGGGCAAAAGCTGGTGATGCCATGACCTACAAGGTCATTGTCGATGACAAGCATGATATCACCAAGCTGGTGGAGACGATAACACTCAAGGATTCACTCGACCAGATCGCCTATCAGGCGAATATCCGGCTGGCGGTGTCGGCATCCTCCGGGCTGCCTGCCATCTCGCCGGGAATGGCGGTACGAATCAGCGGGGTTCCTTTTGGCGGGAAATCCTTGGTGCATCTGCTGCACCCTGCTGTCATCTGGGAAGCGGAAAGCTCGAATAGCGGGACGAAACGGCTGTCCCTCACGGTCTATGACCGCATGATCTATCTGGAGAAATCAGAGGACGAATTCCTGTTTCCCAAGGATCAGACTGCCACGCAGCGGCTTAAAGCGTACGCCAAGGAATGGAAAATTCCTCTGGCTACGTTGCCGGAGGTGAAGACCAAGCTGGGTAAGGCGGTGTATCGGTCGCAGACGATTTTTTCGATGATGTTTGCCGATTTGAAGGAAACGGCCAAGTCCGGGGGAGACATGTATCATCCAAGGATGACGCCCGGCGGGCTACAGCTGTTCAAGGTGGGTAGCAATACGAAGGTGTATGCACTGGATCGGCTGATCGACTTGACACAGATGCGTACACTTGAAGGCGCGGTTACCAAAGTGAAGGTAATGGCAGCGTCGGAATCCGGGGGCAGTGGGAAAGAGGTGCCTTCAAAGGTGCTGGCTATGGAGCAGAGCGGTACAGAGCAGCTAGGCACATTGCAAAAACTGATCGAGGACGATCAGGTCAAAACAGCCGCCGCCGCGAAGAAGCTGGCAAAAAGCAAGCTGACAGGTGTTCAGGAGACGTTTACCATCTCGGCCCCGGACATCAATACGCTTCGCGCCGGAGATGCAGTCACGCTCAAAGGTCTCAAGCTCATCGTCATGTCGGTCAGCCGCGATCTGTCGACTGGGCCAGGTACGATGACGCTGGAGCTAGGCACGGCGGAGCTGGTGAAAAGGAGGTTTTATCTTGAATAATGAAGATCCGTACGGACATTTTGCCGATGTGATGCGGGGAGCGATGAGTACACATTCCCGTCAAGCCGTGAGTGGTCTGGGGGCGGTGCTCGGTACGATTACGGCGTCCGGCGTGAAGCTGGATGACTTCAAGCATGAAGTGCAGGATTATCTCGTGGCCGAGCTGCCTGGGACATTACATTTGCCCGAGCGTGAGCTGGCTGGCGCAATTTCCGGCATATCTGACGTGGCAAACGGCGGTACGACGGGCACGGGACGGTTTCTTTTGCAAAAAGGGGAAGTGGAAGAAGCGGTTTGGTCCTTGGGAAAAGGCCTCAAGGCCGGGGATCGCGTGCTGGCGATGCGTGTGAATGGTGGGAACGATATTGTGGTGCTGTGTAAGGTGGTGAGTGCCCATGCCTAGTTTGTTTCCGCAAACAGGAATGATCTGGGGAGATGAAGAGGATTTGTCTGGAGTGGCTTCGGAGGAGGTACGCTTTGGACGGAGCTGGCGTTATGACTATGATGCTGGTGATTTTGTGCTGACCCCCAGTGGCAAAGTGGCTACGGCAGATGCACATGAAGCATGGGTGCAGTGGTGTATCAAGGCGGTGAAGACGCCACGGTACAGACATGTGATCTATTCTCGGGACTACGGCTCGGAGCTGGAGGACCTGGTGGGTCAGGGGGATAGCCGTGGTGTGATGGAAAGTGAGATTGCCCGGATGGTTACGGAAACGCTACAAGCGGACCCGCGTACGGATGCGGTAGACCAGTTTACGTTTGATTGGGACCGGGAGCAGTGTGTATTTACGTGCCGGGTGACGAGTGTGCAGGATGAGATGTTTATTCTGGAAAGTGAGGTGATCTGACGGGATGGCTGAGATTCCGCGTTATTTGGAGGACCAGACGGAGGAACAGATTATGCAGCGGTTGCTGGATCGTCTGCCCGCGGATCTGGATAAGTCGGAAGGGTCGTTTTTGTGGGATGCGGAGGCCCCGGTAGCCTTTATGCTGTCTGAGGCGGCGCTTTGGGCACAGGAGCTGCTGCGGCGTGGATTTGCCAGTACAGCGGCGAGCCGTGATCCGAATTTCCGTTCGGAGGAGCTGGATTTGCGTGCTGGAGAGCACGGGATTACGCGCAGGGCAGCGGTGTATGCACAAGGAACAGTTAGATTTGCAGGTACACCGGGAAAGGTCGTGCCCTCGGGCACGGTTGTGGCTACGCTCGCAGATGAGGTGTCCGGAGAAGCATCGCTCGAATATGAAACCGTCGGTCGTGTGGAGCTTGGTGAGGATGGTTTCGGGAGTGTAGGTGTACGTGCGCTTGTTGCCGGAAAAGAGAGCAATGTGCCCGCAGGCACGGTAACCGTGCTGTCGACACCACTGAGCGGCGTAACGTCTGTGGTGAACACGGACGTGATCAAGGGCGGTGCGGACGTGGAGGCGGATACGGCGCTGCTGGAGCGCTTTTATGCCAAAGTCCGCAACCAGGGAACCAGCGGCAACAAGGCACAGTATGTGCAGTGGGCCAGTGAAGTTCCGGGCGTCGGTGCGACGCGGGTGATCCCGCTGTGGCAGGGGCCGGGTACGGTTGGACTGTATCTGCTCGATACGGACAAACGTGCGGCAGGCTCCGATCTGGTAGCCGCGGTGCAAAAGTATGTTGATCCAACGCAGGATGGACAGGGCGAAGGTGTTGCCCCGGCAGGGCCAGTGGTGACAGTGATGCCGGCAGAGGAAGTGCCGATGAACATCCAGGTGAAGCTGACGCTGGCAAGTGATGCCACGCTGGCGGATGTCCGGGCATTAATCAATCGCGGGGTGACCGCGTATCTGAAGCAGCTTGCTTTTGCCGACCCGCTCGTACGTTACACCCGCATTGCCGCGATCCTGCTCGACATCCCGCCAATTATCGATTATTCGGAGCTGACTGTAAATGGAGTAAGCGACCAGAATATCGAGATGACCGCCAGCCAGGTGGCTGTGCTGGGGACGGTGGATGTGCATGAGTAGTATGGGGGTAGAGGTTAAGAATGCTGTAGATGTTGGACTGACGAGTGAGAAAGGGCGGGAGCTGTTCTCGTATTTGCCTCGGTATTATGAAACTTCGCGTGTCATGCAGGCCGATATGCAGGCCAAAGGCGTGGAGATGGATCTGTTGTATCAGGCACTGGACGAGACGCTGGAGCAGTTTTTTGTCCGCACAGCTACGTGGGGGCTGGATTACTGGGAGCAGGAGCTTGGTATTGAGACAGATCGTCTCAAGCCTGTGGAGCAGCGGCGTGCGGTGGTAGAGTCGAAGCTGCGCGGAGCAGGCAAGTTTTCGGGAAGTCAGGTTGCAAACGTTGCTGAGGCGTATGCCGGGGGCAAGGTGGATGTTACATTCCAGCCGGAAGCGTGGAGTTTTACGGTGAGCTTTGTCGATACGATGGGCATTCCGCCCAATATGGATGATCTGAAACGAGCCATTGATGAACTGAAACCGGCCCACATGGCCGTGGAATATAAATACCGTTATCTGGTCTGGGATGATCTGGACAACAAGAAGATGACATGGGATGAACTCGATGCCGCGTCCTTGACGTGGAATGAACTGGAGGTGTGGGCGTAATGCCAAAAGATACAGATCGATTAAATCTCCCCCTGCCTTTGGGGAATGAGAATGTGACCCGAGAGAGTATTAATGCGATTTTTGAGAAGATTGATGCAGGTGTTGCAACGCAAGACGATTTGGATGCGCTTCGCGAAGCGGTGAGCAAGATGGATATCCCCGATGCGTCCTTGATGCAAAAAGGGAAGGTGCAGTTGTCGAACAAGACGGACGGGACGTCCGAGGCGGTGGCGGCGACGGAGAAGGCGGTAAGGGATGCAGCTACAGCAGCTGAAACAAATGCGAAAAATGCGAGTCTTCCGCGTGCGGGTGGTGAAATTTCAGGCCCTCTTACGATTAGTTCGTGGGGAAGTATCTCGGCAGGTACATCTGGCTTTTTCTTGATGGGGCATAACTGTTATATCCACCCGACAAACAATAAGTACTATTATAAACAAACTCATTCTAACTTGGGTGCTAGAGGTATCATTTTTAGATTAGGTCAGGCGGGTGTGTATACCTTTGAAACTGGGCCGATCTCAACGGTGAAGGATACAGAGTTTACACCAAGTTTAGTTCGAATGCCTACACAAACGGACTATGACACGCTTTTTCAATCTGGCGTTAATGCTAAACGTGGTATTGTGGACGCGCTTAACGCACTGGGAGTATCAGCGTCCACAGATGACACATGGAGTAGCTTGTCTTCAAGATTAAGTGAGGGGAACTTGTTTGGTGTGAACACAGGTATTCCAATAGAACGTATAGCAGAAGCAGAATTGAAAAGTACAATGACATTAAATACTGGGATTATAAGTAGTGATGTGTGTTTATGTCAAGATAAAGAAGGGAATATCACTTATATTTATAATGATGGAGCAAGTAATTTATATGAAATAAGAAACATATCAAGAGACGGTTTACTACGTTGGAAAGTTTCAGATCAAAGTGGTTTCTCAAAATGTGTAGTTAACGATGTTACTAATACTGTATTGGTATTGGCTTCAACCTATACAGATTCTTGGAAGTATGCGTTGCGAACTTTTAATAAAGACACAGGAGCATCTTTAGGAACGATTCCAATTTCTGCTATTGTTTCTGATATGTTGGAGCTCGATGATTATGGTAACGCTTATTTTCATTCTTGGGGAGTCTTTTTTAAATACAGTACCACTAGTGGTCAGCTTATATATAAAGTTGATACAGGGAATTCTTCTTCAAATAGGCCTTGGTCATTAGATAGAAAACTAGGTGCTTTGTATACGCATGGTTCAGGGCTAATTCGAAAAATTAATTCTAATGGAGTAGTTGATTGGGCCTATTCAATTAATGATTCTCAAATATTAGGTTTGTGTGCTGGTGAATACAATGGAAAGCGTGTTTTGTATGTGCGAAATTCGGTTTTTTTATCAGCAGTGGCTATAGGAGCAGATAGCGGAGTTTCAATAGCCAGTTTTAGTAATGCTTTTTCAGGAGGTATTTCCCATTCAAGTGAGAGGAACAAAATAAATAATTTTGTTGTTGATAATCAAGGTGGCTTTACATCCTATTCGACTTCTCCAAACCCAGAATATACTGGCAGACATATACCTACCTTGACTAGATCTAAGGAAAATAGACGTAAATTACTTACATTTACTAATCCTATTGGATGGGAGTCATACCATTACAGGGGTTCAGGTATTTTTAATGCAAGGGATATGGATGTGTCTAAAGAATTGATATTTTACTTATATGGTATTATTTATGTATATAAAATAAATTATAGAATAATATAGGGGGAATTAAATAATGTATATTATTTACGAAGAAGTAGCGAATAAGGTTGGAAAAATTAGTGTTATTGTGTATGAAGATCACGGAAGTAATCCACCAGATAATAGTATTACTGTAAGTAGTGTTCCTGATCCTCAACAAATTGATGGTAAATTGAGCGTGCCATACATTAATTTGGATTCACATGAAATTTATTATGAGTATATAGATGCTCCAGTTGTACTCGATTTAGAAGAAGAAGTAAATAAGTTGAAAAAAGAGATTATGGAAATGAAAACTATTTTGTTAAATGTTTCTTCAGAGAATAAAAATAGAATACAAGCTAGTAACTAATAGTTGGATTTTAATAATGTGTTGAAGGAACAGATAAAGGTAATTGACAATATCAAAGCATCCGAAGAGATATTTTAATTTGAAGATTTAGTGCTTTTTAAAGGAGGTGAACCATGACCACAACCCAACTTACCAACTCCATTGTCGCAACACTATCACATCACCTCCCTAATATCCCGATTCATCCCGCCACAGAAGTTAGCCCAGAAAGCCAAGGCCTAACCTACCGCTTACTCGCAGCAAAACTCACACGTGAGCGCAGTGATCGATTCGTGCAATCTCACATCTACGAGATTCGATGGCTGGATAGCAGCAATATCCCAGAAGACTTGCCAGACAAGCTCTTCGAAGCACTGGAAACAATTGAAGTGGATGGGACTCCCTATCGGGCAACGGAGTTGCGATGGAAAGCGTGGGGAGAAGCACCCAAACTGTGGGTGTATTACACGATGCGAACCACCAAAGTGTCGGAGTCCTCCAGTCCAATGCAACAGCTGGAACAGCGACCAACTGCATTGAAAACCACAAAGTAATAACTTTAGTGTTCAGACTAACGTACACACAAAACGGAGAGAAGAGAAAAAACTGGAAAAGCGAAGCGTTCGCCTTTATCACCGGATTTTCCCTTCTGAAAAGGGAGCCAAAAAAATCTGGGGATAACAGCGATTGAAGGTTGTTCTGTTCTTGGAGTGGTTAGTGTGTGTATATTGTGTAGCTGAAACCATTTAAGGAGGACCAACATGAAAGGAATAGGAGGCGCACTCGCGATGTTCACCAAGAAAGAAACAGATCGAAAGAACCATGAAGCAGATCAGCAACATAACGATACCAAATACAACAAAGCACAGTTCGCCGAAGCCCGGCAGTTTAGTCGATTGGAGAAGGATATTTTGGCAGCGGTGCTGCTGGAACAACAAACGTACACTGTGCAAGAAGCTCAGCAACACATCCAACAATTTATGAATGGGGAGGCACAATAATGGCTGGAGGAACATGGACAACTCAAAATAAGGTACGCCCTGGCGTATATATGAATTTTGCATCGGAGGGCACATTGCCCGGAACTGTTGGAGAGCGGGGAACAGTCGCCTTGGCACTTCCATTGTCTTGGGGACAAGCGGGCACAATTCTGACGGTACAAGCAGGTGAGGATGTACAAGCCAAACTCGGTTATGACTGGACAGCACCACAATTGCTGCTGATTCGTGAAGCGCTGAAGCGCGCACAAACCCTGCTTTTATATCGTCTTAATGCAGGAACGAAAGCTAAAGCAACATTGGATACCCTTACAGTAACAGCACAGTATGGCGGTGTACGTGGTAATGACCTCACTATTGTTATTTCCGCTAATATGAATGAGCCTGAGCGATTCGATGTATCTACCTTGCTCGCTGGTAAAGAAGTACACAAACAGACGGTGTCCAACATCGGTCAGCTGCAATCCAATGCATTTGTTACCTTCACTGGTGAAGGGTCCCTTACAACCACAGCTTCGCTTCCACTAACAAGTGGAGAGGATGGCACATCTACGAACCAGGAGCATGCCGATTTCCTGAGCAAACTGGAGGTGCTTGATATCAACACCGTTGGTCTGATCTCGGACGATGCCACACTCAAGTCTGTTTATTCGGCATACATCAAGCGATTGCGCGATGTGGAGGGCAAGAAGGTACAACTGGTGCTTTCCAATTATCCGGCCGCGGATCATGAAGGTGTCATTAGTGTGAAAAATGGCGTTGTGCTTGCGGATGGTACCGCGCTTACACCGAAACAAACTGTTGCGTGGACTGCCGGTGCTACCGCAGGGGCTAATATGAATGAATCTCTAACCTTCCGTGCGTACGACGATGCCGTGGATGTAAACGGACGGCTGACACATACCGAGACTGAGGCGGCACTTCGCAACGGCGAGTTTGTGTTTACAGCGAGCAGCAACCGTGCGCTGGTGGAGCAGGATGTGAACACCTTCCGTTCCGTGACACCAGATAAGGCGCGTCATTTTGCCAAAAACCGTGTGGTGCGTGTTCTTGATGGCATCGCAAACGACATGAAACGTATTTTCGAATCCTATTATATTGGCAAAGTGAATAACAATGAGGATGGACGCAGCCTGTTCCGCTCGCAATGTGTTACGTATCTGAAGCAGCTTCAGGATATTGGAGCGATTCAAAATTTCGATTCCAAAACGGATATTACCGTGCTTCCGGGCAATGAAACCGACAGTATTATGATTGAAGTGCAGGTGCAGCCTGTGGATTCCGTTGAAAAAGTATACATGAAAGTGAAGGTGGTTTAAGATGGCATTTTTAAAAGCAAGCGACACGATCTCCGGCCAAGAGGGCCGCGCATATGCAACGATTAACGGACAGACAGAAGAGATGTTCTACGTGAAAACGCTGGAAGCAACCGTGGAGAAGCAAAAAGCAGAGGTCAAAACATTGGGCCGCCGCGGCGTGCAGCACAAAGCAACAGGCTGGTCAGGGTCTGGCTCCATGACGATTTTCTACACAACTTCCCGTTTCCGTGAGCTGATGCTCCAGTACATGCAAAATGGCGTAGATACCTACTTTGACATTGAAGTGACCAACGAAGATCCATCGTCCACTATTGGCAAACAGACCGTAACCCTCAAAGGCGTCAACCTCGACAGTGTGATCATGGCATCCCTGGATACCGAGGCAGAGGCGCTGGAGGAAGAAGTGAGCTTTACGTTTGAAGATGTGGATATGCCTGTATCCTTTAATCTGCCGAAGTAAGTGAAGTGCTTGTGTAGCGCGTAAACCAAGATAAATAATCGAGCATCGGTTTTATAAAAGAAACCAGTTCAACTTGCCTGTGTTACGGGCTATTTGGCGTTCTCATATTCTTCGAGCAGATGCTCCTGATTCTTGGAGTGATGCTTTTTGTAATTTTATAAAGCCAATATTAATGGCTCTTCGCCGCTCTATGCGGCGGGGGAGTCTTAACTTATGAGGAGGAATAAACATGAGTGGATTGAGTATGTTTTTTGCACAAAACGCAGCAGCAGATACAACGGAGGAGTTTGTCGTCTCTCCACGTTTTAAAGATGACAAGGGAGCACCGGTAGCATGGAAGCTGCGCAGCATGACGGAGGATGAGAACCAGGAATGCCGCAAGGCGGCTACCCGCAAAATCAAAGGGAAAAACGGTGTCTACACACCGGACATTGATGCGAATGATTACATGGCTCGTCTGATGACGGCAAGTGTGGTGTACCCGGATTTGAAAAATACCGAACTTCAACGCTCCTATGGCGTGATGGGTGCAGAATCGCTTTTACGAAAAATGCTGTTGCCTGGAGAGTTTGCTTCGCTTGGTGAACAGGTTCAGAAGCTGAACGGCTTCAACCAGGACATGAACGAACTGGTGGATGACGTAAAAAACTAATCAAAGAGGGCGATTCCGAAGCCAATCTGGCGTATTACGCTCTCCATGAATTAAAGATATTGCCGCATGAGCTGATGGCTTTCTCGATGCGAGAACGTGCAGCTATCTATGCGATGATTTCCATCCGGGTGGAGGAAGAGAAGAAAGAGCGCACGAGAAGCCGCACACGGAAGAAATAAGAGGAAAGGAGGGAGAACTGAATGTATGCCATGTTTGCAAGGTTATATGTAATGTCCAACCGAATGATTCAGCAATTTCAACGGATGCCTGCGGCGATCAATACTGCGTTTAATTCTGCGCGTTTAAATAGTATTGCTGCTGCAGGTAGTTTGCTTCGAGAAGTATCTCAGGAGCAAGCTAAAGTGAATGCAGCTTTTGCTGAAGGGACTCAGCGAGTCAGAGCCTGGATCGGTATGATCAAGTCAGCAGGACAAGCCGTTCTGGCCCCGGCAGCGCAAGAGGAGGATCTGAAGCATCGGTATATGGCTGCAACGGGCAATGATGCTCAGGGAGAGACGATATTTAATCGTTATCGCGCGGAAGCATTCAAGAGTGGGCAGAATGTAACGGACGCTCTGCAAGGTGCGCTGTCCCTTATCCCCTATGCACAGAATACAGATCAGATGGACAAGCTGCGGGACATGGCTAAACGGATGAGCATGTTATCTCCGGATGGCAAAAACATGTCGGATGCAACTGGAGCCTTGGTTGCCGCCATGAATGGAGATAATGGCGATCTGGCTAAGTCTTTTAATATTCCAGAAGAGGTGTTAAATGGGGCAGGGCTGCAACAAACAATTGATTCATCCAATCTGGACGGGTTTATCCAGAAGCTGGACGTTATTTTGCAAAAGCAAGGCTACACCCAACAGGCCTTTGACACTATGCTGGATTCACCTCTTCAGAAGTGGAATATGCTTGTTAATCAGTTCAATGGGGTTCTTGGTCAGATTGGACATGCAGCGCTTGTTGCATTGACACCATTATTGGATCGATTAAATGAAGCTTTCGCCAACGGAGAATTCACGGGCATAATTGAATGGATTAGCAATGCATTTACGGTAGCTGCTAACGCGCTGACGATGCTTGTAGATGGCATTCTTTATATTGCGAGTGTGGTTCAGCAGAACTGGGATATTATTCAGCCGATCCTGATGGCGTTAGCGATCGTGGTTCTGGCTTTGGTCATAGCACAAGTATACAGTCTCGTTGCTGCTTGGTTGTTGCTGAATTGGCCGATTCTGCTCGCTATTGCTGCCATCGCGCTAGTTATAGGCATGCTCAGCATGATGGGAGTGTCAGGAACCGAGATTTTGGGAGCAATTATAAGTACATTTTTGCTACTTGGTGAGATGGTGAGGGTAGTCATTGCCACGATGTGGAATGCCTTCGCTGTTTTCGCAGAATTTATAGGTAACTTGTTTAAAGATCCATTCTACGCTTTACAAAAATTACTTTATGATCTGGGAATGTTCGCTTTGCAGACGTTTTACAATATTATCGTAGGCATTGATGATTTTCTCGGTAGAGCAATTGGAGCCATAGGGAAGGTGGCTTCCTTTATTAACGACACTTTTGGTACAAACTTGAGGGTGTTGTCCGAGTCCGATGTTACCATTGGTAGCAAGAGTATCGAGGGCTGGATGAATACTCTAAAAACAATGGAACCAAAGAGTGATAAAGAGGTATTTCACATTAAACGGATGAACCAGGAGTTCGATCCTAAAGTTTCTGACAAAGGACAAGGTATGGCGCAGGATCTTCTTTCAAAAATCCCTACTCCACCTTCTCCAAACTCCACAGAAAAAGATTTACCAGGTAAATTCGGTAATGGATTCGGTAAAGATTTAACTCCCAAAACACCTTCCCTACCTTCCATCCCAACGGCACCTGCTCCCGCAAACATAAACAATATGGGCAACCTAAACAAGATTAACAATATCGGACAGGTGGACAAGATCGGTGATGTGGATGGGACGGTTGACGTAACCAGTGAGGACCTGAAGCTGATGCGTGAGCTTGCCGAGATGCAGGCGATTCAGCGTTTCGTCAGTTTGACGCCAACCGTGCAGGTGACGACAGGTGATATCAACAGCGGACATGACGTGGACAGCATTATCAGCAAAATTACCGAGGGCCTGAACAGCCAGATCGTCTCCAGCGCCCAGGGGGTGTATGGATAAGTGAGCTATTCGATACAACTTAGCTTTAACAACCGCGCCGAATATATCTATTTCCCGGTTATACCGGAGAGTATTGAGTTTTCAGATGCAGGGGATGGGAGCACATTTAACGTTAGTCGCCTAGGGGAGATCAATGTGATCAAGTCCCCCAAACTTCGTGAAGTGAGCTTCAGCGGCATTTTTCCAGCGGATTACAGTCCGTATCATTACAAATACGATGTAAGGGACCAGGGAGCACAGAACGAGTTATACCGTGATCCCTATGAGTACGTGAAAGACATCATACGCTGGATGCAGACAGGACGACCTGTCCGGCTGATCTTTACGAGTGCAAGGTACACGGTCAACATGGCCGTCTCCATTGAGAGCTTCGACTGGAAGGAGACAGCGGGTACGGTGGGAGATATCCAGTATGATATCAAGCTGAAGCAGTACGTTTTTTATGCTGCCAAAAAAGTAGTACCGGTGAAGAACAGTCAGAACAAGGCTGAAGCTTCAAAAACAAAAACCAAAGCCTCCCGGCCGGATGAAAAAGTGAAACCGAAGACTGTCACGCTGAAAGCCGGGGACTCCTTATGGTCTGTTGCCAAAGCTCACTTAGGTGACGGAGCACGCTGGAAAGAGTTGCAGAAGCTGAATGGCATCAAAGACGCACAGCTCAAGAAGCTGCCCGTTGGACTTGTCATCAAGCTTCCGTGAAAGGAGTGGTGATATGCAGCAGGAGATCCATCTGGACAAAAGGCAGATCAATGAGAAGGAACAGCTACTGCTGGATGACAAACAGGGCAACATCTGGGACATCAGCGACATTGCTGGCGAGATTACCTATAAAACCTCACGAATAGGCAAGCCGTCTTCTCTGGAATTCACGTTGATCAAGGGCAGCTTGTTTCAGAATAGGAAGTTTAGCTATGAAAATGGATATGTGGTGAGGTACACCCGTGGGAATCAGGGGATTTTCTACGGATATATCTTCTCGGTGGACAGCGGCAAGGACGAAAATGTGAAGATTAAAGCCTATGACCAGACACGTTATCTCACCGCAAATCAGACGTACCAGTTCGTTAATGCAACGGCAGCGGATGTCATCAAGCGGATTGCAACGGACTTCCAGTTGAAAATGGGAGATTTGAAGCAACCAAGTTATGTCATTCCGCGTATGCTTTTTGATAATAAAAAGCTGATTGACATGATCTGTGAGGCTCTGGATCGGACGCTGATTTATGGCGGCAAAAACTATATCTTTTACGATGATTTCGGCAAGCTTGCCCTTCGGGATGTCGAAGAGATGCCCTATGGATTTGTCATCGGGGATCATAGTCTGCTTTCGGATTATAGTTATACACGGTCGATAGACGACCAGACGTATAACAAGATCAAGCTGTACCGGGATAACAAGGAAACGGGCAAACGGGATACGTTTGTGCATCAGGATTCAGGCAGCATCCGTCGATGGGGGCTGCTTTTTTTGTACCAAAAAGCGGACGATGGTCTGAATAAAGGTCAGATTGATGACATGCTGAAAACGCTGATGACCTTACGCAACCGGGAGACGCAAACGTTAAAAGTCGATGCCCTTGGCGATTTCAAGGTGAGAGCCGGAAGTTTCGTCAACATTCAGATCGAGGAATTGAAGATCAATCAATATTTTCTGGTGGACGAGTGTACGCACAAGGTACAGGGAGGTGTGCACACGATGGCACTGGATTTGAAGGTGGTGTAACCAGTTATGATGCTTGATGTGATTAAAAAGGCGGCGGTAGCCGCCGTAGATGCCAAATCTCCCGTGCAGATTATGTACGGAAGCGTGACGGATACACAGCCTTTGGAGATTACTGTGGAACAGCGGCTTGCGTTGAGCGACCCTTTTCTTGTGCTCACGGAATCCGTAGCTCAAAGAAATTGGATGCTGGGTGACACGGCTTTGTTGCTGCGTGTGCAGGGCGGGGACAGTTATATTGTACTGGATCGGCTGGTGAAGCCATGATTCCACAAGGGGCTCAGATTGGTGGAGAAGAACAGGAGGAGGTTTCCGTGCTTCCAAGCTTGACCTATGTGCTTCAAGCATCTGGACAACGGATCGGCAGACTTCAGTTGGATGGCAAAGAGGCCGTTAAACAGGCGGTGTACAAAGCTTTATGCACACGTCGTTATGAGCATTTGATCTATTCGTCCGATTATGGCATGGAATGGTCATGGGAAGGCATTGCAGGCAGAGCCATGGTGGAATCGGAACTGGAACGATGGATTCAGGAAGCTTTGCTGCCAGATGATCGAATTTCGGAGGTTTCCGAGTTTGATTTTGTGCATGAGTCGGATGGCGTCAAGGTTTCTTTTACCGTGGCAACTGATTTCGGCAATTTCAGGCAAGAGACGGAGGTGAACGTGAATGTATGAACAGGAGACATTTGAGGTCATTTTGAACCGAATGCTGGACAAAGTGCCCGATGGCGTGGATAAACGGGAGGGGAGTATCATCTATGATGCGCTCGCGCCAGCAGCGGTGGAGATGGCTCAGATGTATATTGAGCTGGATGTCAACGCCAATCTTAAATTTGCGGATACTGCCTCGGGTGAGTATCTGGATCGAGCGGTAGCGTGGTCAGGCATTACTCGCAAAGCGCCAACCAAGGCGCGTTGGTCTGCCAGCTTTCAGGATCAGGATGGCAAACCTGTGGAGATTCCATTGGCGAGCCGTTTTTCGACAGGAGAACGAGTGTATCAAGCGGTGGAGCGGATCACCGCAGGGCAATTTTTGCTCGAAAGTGAGATTGCTGGTGCAGAAGGTAACGAGTATACCGGGACCCTGTTACCCATTGATTACATTGCAGGTTTGACCACCGCCGGATTAACTAAATTGCTTGTTCCAGGGGAGGACGAGGAAACAGATCAAGCCCTGTATGATCGTTATCAGGACAAAGTTTCTCGCCCGATCACAAGTGCCAACAAGTATCAGTATGAGCTGTGGGCGCGGGAGAATTCGGGAGTTGGCAAAGCGAAGGCCTTTCCGCTGTGGAATGGGCCGGGCACGGTGAAGGTGTCTTTACTGAACAATGAGATGCACGCTCCTGCAGAGGGAGTGATTGAGGCTGTCCAGCAATATATCGATCCTACGCAGGATGGCATGGGCAAAGGAGCAGCCCCTATCGGTCCAGTTGTTACCGTCGTGGGGGCAGAAGAAGTGCCTATTGATATTGAAGTACAGGTCACGCTTGCTTCAGGATCAACTTACGAAGGCGTGAAATCCTTAATCGAGACTGGGGTAACGGCGTATCTGAAAGAGCTGGCTTTTGCTGATCCATTAGTACGCTGGACACGGATTGCTAATGTCATTCTGGATATCCCGCCTGTGATAGACTACAGCAATTTGCTGGTGAATGGCGGCATGTCCAATCTGGAAATTGCACCGGGTGCTGTCGCTGTGCTCGGGACGGTGAGGGTGACATGAGTAAATCAGATGCACTGATGAATCTATTGCCCCCGCTCTACGAAAATGTGCTGGAGATGCAGTTGCTGACACAGACCGAAGGTGCTGAATTAGACCAGCTTGCGGCTGGTGTGGAAGATGTATTACAGCAGTTTTACCCGGAATCCGCAACATGGGCATTGGATCGATATGAACAGGATTTACAGATTCAGACCAACCGTGCCAAACCGAACGATCAACGCAGGTCAGTCATCATCTCCAAAATGCGTGGCAGCGGCAAAGTCTCAGGCTCCATGCTCAAGAATGTTGCTCAGGCTTACGAAAGTGGGGGCATTGATGTATCCGTTGATTCGAGTAAGTATCGCATATTAATTCGATTTATCGACACATGGGGCTTGCCACCCAATCTGAATGATCTGAAAGCTGCGATTGAAGATATTAAACCGGCACACATGACTGTCGAGTACCGTCTACGCTATTTGACGATTGCCGAGATCGAGAGCATGACCCTGAGTGAGATTGAACAAATTCGGCAGGATAAATTTGCAGGAGGTGGAGCTTAATGAGTGAACCAAAAACACCCAATCTGGGGTTGAATAAAATTGATCGTTCTTCGCCATCGACAACCTATTTTGATCTGGATAAGTATCTGGATCAGAACTGGGAGAAGATTGATGGATTTACGGAGCAGGTGGAGGAAAAGGTTGAAGAAACGGCAACGAAGGTAAGTGGTATTCAGGAACGTTTGGATGTGGAGAAGAGAAAATCAGTAACGCTGGAGCCCGGGCTACAGATTATTCATGCGGAACGCGCTTCTGCCTTTAAGTTTGAAGGAATGAGGGGGCGTACGCTTGTAAACTTGTTGGGTCGTGATGGTGGTTTTGAGAGTATGAATGGTTGGTTTACAACAGCAGGCGTGTCGTCCGAATTGGATTGGTCACTGAGAACACAAGGTAATCAAAGTGTTAAAATTTCTTTAAAAGAAGGCAGCACCGGGGGCAGTTTATACAAATTATTAGGGCAAACTCTATCAACGAGTAAAAACTATATTGCACTTGCAGATTTGAAAAAGGGCACTTCGACGAGTATTTCCCTTTCTTTATGGAATGGCACATCAAACGTTTCGGGGACAGTTGTTACAACTGATCAGTTCTCAGCAGCAGTCTTATTGATCCCTGCTGGGAGTCTAGGGACAACGACGAACAATTTGCAGATTTCGCTTGTGGGAAGTGCAGCTGGACAATTTGGTCATGCGGATGCAGTGAGGGTATATGAGATTACATCAGAAGAATTAAAGGTTCTTTCTAATATGTCTGCTGAAAAAGTTGCAACAAAATATCCGTATGTTGATAGTGTTCAACCTGTGCATAATCCATATGTAATTCGTTATGGTGAGAACCTGTTGCCGCCGTTTTATGAATGGGAGCACACTGGACATATTTTTGGGGAGACCTCTCCGTATACCGCAAAAGGTGAGCTGATATCCGCTTCAATGGGGACAGATGCATATGCTGTAACTTATTTAAATATTTTACCCAATCAAAACTATACAATAAGTAATCCATCCAAGAGTACAGGTAAAATACGAGTAAGCGTATATGATTCATATGCAAGACTTCAAGGTATGTTTATTAATCCTGGAGAAACTAAAACAATCAAGACATACACAACTGCAGTAAGGATGGGTGTCAATTGTAGTGGAGTTACCCAATATACTGATGATTTTGATGTGAGTAAGTGGATCTGGTCTGCTGGGAACAATGCAACATTTGTACAGCCGATCATGACTTTAGGTGAAACAATTACATCGCATAAAGTACGAGAAGATGCAATTCTTGCTTTGCAATCAAGTCTATACGCTGATCCGGTAACTAATGAAAATGCTGATGAAGTATTTGAGAAAAATGGCCAGCTCTACAAAATCTCAATGTGGTCTAAAGTAAGTTTGGATAATAATCTAACTTACCGTTCAGTAGCCTCATCACCAGGTTACAAGATAGTGGGATGTACTCTTTCTCAGCCCGTTGCGGCTTATAACAGATTAATTGTTACGAAGTACAATGGGCATATACTTACTAGAAATCCTAATATGACAGGGGCTGATAATGCCTATTTCCGTATCGCCGATTTGTCAGATTTTAATATATCCATCTCAAACGCAGATAGTGGATGGGGAGACTCTTATACACCATCAATAGACGAAATCAAAGCTTATTTCATGGGGTGGGTAATGTTCAATGGATCCGCAGGTACGGGTTCGGGTAACAGCCCAGATGTTCCATCTAATAATGTATATAACGGTCTAGGTACAAAATGGTGGGTGTGTCGTTCAGACGGTAGGTCAAATAATTGGGTCAGTTCAACTAATTTGCTACCTACCCAGCCAGCCAAAAACTACACCTCGTATCAACTCGTATACCAAGTTTCCAAACCAATTATAGAGCCAATTCAAACAGAGGGATACCTCACATTTTTTGAGGGGGATAATCAGATTGAAGTAGGGTCAGGCTTGGAATTTAGGGAAGATGTTAGACCAGTGTTTACATCGAATGATTACAACTCGTACAACATTAATAATTATAATCAATCTTCTAAATTGAAGAACAAAGTAAAAAAAATAATGTCCATCTATAAAAACGATATTCAGGATTATTGGGACGTGCTTCGATTTAGTCCTGAGTCAGAAATTTATGGGAGAGAACTAGCCTCTTTACCAGCTTTGCAATTTGATTCATCAGCGCGATACTCAGTCACATATCAGAGTTTAGGTGATTTCTTTTCAGTGCCAATGACTGGATCAGTTGGAGTAAGCGAAAAAACAGTAATAGATCAATTAATAAATGATTCTTCTGGTATTTCTAAAAAGTTATCAGTGTTAGAAGGTAAAAGTAACGACAAAGAATTAAAGAATTTTGTAGAGAAGAATTATCTTAGTAAGTCAACAAGTATCATTCAAAATGATGATTTAAATAATTTCGTAAAAGAAGGTGAGTTCTATTGTCAACTTAGTAGTGTTGCTGAGACAATAAAAAATTGCCCTGTAGGAATAGCCTTCAGTCTGAAAGTAAGTAAAAATGGAACTCAGGATACAGGGAACATACCAGGAGTGACACAAACTCTAATCACTTTTCTTCCGGTAGGATTTACTACTTGGCAACGGAATCTTTACGATACATGGGGAGCGTGGGTTAAGGTTCCTTCTAGAGAGGAATTTGAGAGTTTAAAGTCCTCTGTCAGTGATGGGAAGACGGCTATCGCTGCCGCTATTACTGGCAAAGGTGTAACAGCATCAGGCAGCGATACATTTCTACAATTATCAAATAGCATTGCTAAGATAAGAATTGGTGTTAATTATAATAAGATGTCATATTATAAATCGCAGAAAGGAACTGTTCAGGGGACAGATGGTTTTTTCACTACTGATAATATTTTTACATTTCCATCAAGAACTGAAAGGATTACTTACATTACTAAACAAAAAAAGAGTTCTATAGCTTCTCTCTCTCATTCTTCTGATACTTTATTACAGGTGATAGTAGCTCTAAGAAATGTTGGTTCTAATGCAAATCCATATTCTTCAGGAAATACTGAACTGTATTCATATAATGGTTATCAAGGCAGTGGGCTAAGGTTTTTTGATATTGATTTTGTGAATCGCGAGATAACTATTCAATACGACGATGATTATCAATATATTTCAACTAATAAGATGGAAAAAAACTTAAATAATGATTCCCCTATAATTATGTACGTTGCTTTTTATTTTAGGAATGCTGCGGGTGGTTCCTATTATGTAGATCGCAGCATGTCGGTTTCATTAAATGGGCATCTTTATTATAGTTAAAGAAAAGAGTTTTTTTAGTTATATTACATCTAACTAAGATTCAAATGCTGCATGCAAAATTTTCATTAGCCATGATCTTAGCTCTAATTGGACAAATTCAATTGCTTATTATAAAACTTATCGTGATAAAAACAATCCAATTTTCAACTCTAAAAGATTGAAAAATTAGGAATGAATTGTGCAGGAGGAAAATGTTAATTCGCCGATTCATTAAAATAGGCAGGTCACCCATGTGAGCTCAGTGCAATCTTAACAGAAAAAATCAACTACTCTCGCAGAGACAAACATTCAAAATAACAAAAGGAGGTGAAACCATGGAAAGATGGGACAACCTATGGAGATGGGGGATTGCGCTGATGAGCAGCTCGGCAAACTACTTCTTTGGAGGCTGGTCAGGGGTGCTCGGCGTATTGCTAGTCTTCGTCATTCTTGACTACCTAACCGGGATTGCGGCGGCGGGCATGACGGGTAAGCTTGAAAGTAATGTTGGCATGTTTGGCATCGCACGAAAGGTATTTATATTTGCAATGGTATCGGTGGCTCATCTGGTGGACGGTGTTCTGGGAGACGGACATTTGTTCAGGGATGCGGTCGCCTTTTTTTATATCGCGAATGAGCTGTTGTCTATCATTGAAAACGGGGGCAAGCTGGGCGCTCCGATTCCACCAGTCATTCGGCAGGCGATTCAAGTACTCAAAGGAAAGGCGGGAGAGGATACATTATCTACGCCATTGCCACATCCCCCTCCATCGCAGGCTGATAACATAAGTGGAAGTGATCGCCCATCAGAAAATGAACAGTCCAACGAAAAATCCACAGATCAAGAGAATTCCGATGTTAAGAATGAAGAACAAACAAGAGATAGAATTGCTAAGTAG